ATTTCCTCGTCGTCCATGTCCTCGTCGTCCATGTCCTCGTCATCAAAGAGGTTCACCTGCTTCTCGGCTGGTTTGTCCTCTTTTTTCATGGCTTTTGAAAGTGCGTCGATCGCCTCAGTCAAGGCGTCGACCTCGACCTCGTTATCGACAACCTGAAAATCATCGAGGATTGCGGGGTCTGCGCCCTTCTCCTCGAGGTGCTTGCGTAATTCTGCGAGCATGTTGTCACTCCTGAAAATAAACGTGGTTAGGGGGATAATAACACATTTTTACTCTGTGCGTGATTTTTCGCGCGCTAGGCGCATGAGTTGACTCACGAGTCGGTCTAACTCTGAATCGTCGATCTCAGGCATCCTCTGCGTCAATAACGCGCGAATCTGATCGCGTGAGACACGGCGAGGAGATTCTGAATATGTCGCAGAGGATGCGCGCTCGTCGAGACTCTGCTGAGCTAGCGCAGAGAGCGACGCGTCAGCGTCAGGAATCGCGCCCTCTTGATATCCCACCGTCGCCCCGATGGAGCGCGCGATCAACTCGAGATTTGTGTGCGGATTCACTGGATGCGCAGTGATTGCGACGTTCAACACACGCGCTTTGAGCACGCGCTTGAGGTTCGCGGGGTCGCGCATCGTCACCTGACCCTCGACACTGAACCCGAGAGAGCGATCACCCCCAGCTTTCTGCATCGCGACCGCCGTCTCATATACGTCGCGCCCTAGCTGTTTGTCGAGATACAGAACGCCCTCCACGCGCGTACTATTATCATCGATCTGCTCAACCCGCACAGGGTGACCCAATACCGCCCCCGCGCCCTGCTGATGCTCGTGATTAAACCACCCATTCGCGAGGAAATAGGACCAATCGAGCCCATCTTGCTCGATCACCTCCCCCTCGAGATCCATGTCTCGCGTCGAGCAAATCCCCGCGATCATCGCCTTAGAGATCTCCTCCTCCTCCTCCTCGCCCCCCTTCACGATCGGATCGAGCGCGAGGGGAATCCAGCGAGAGAACGCGTCGAGACTCTTGCGCGTCGCCTCCTCTATTTGTGAGGCGTCGAAATCATGAGACGTCACCCACTCACGAAATTGCGCGGGGGTGAGCTTGTCGGCGTCGCCCCTTATGCTCTGTATTTCGCTCCCGTCATCTGTGAGCCCGAGGATCATCGTCAATCCGTCAGGAGCTCCGCGAGGCGTGAAACGGCGGAGCCCGTCATACTGCGAGGGGTCACGCTGGCGCGCTGTGTGTTCGTTCGTGTAGGGCATGGTTTTATCCTCTTCTCTTAGAGTCGCTTGGGCATGATAACGCTGTGTATTCCCGACTCGGCGTCGATGCGCATCGGGCGCGATGCTCCGCCGAGTGTAATCGATGCAGACCCCCCCGCGAGCTTTAGCGCATCTTTGAGAAATTGGAGATCGACCGCTGTATCGGGGCTCTCGCCCGCTGGGATTGACGCGACCACCTCGCCTCTTGAACCCTGTATTGTTTTAGACGCCTCGAGGACGACTCTGATCTCTTGCATACCTGTCTCATTGTTGTGTGTGAAGTATACAGTATCGCTACCTCTACTCTTTTTCTTGAAAGAGGAGAGCACAGAGGTAAGATGCTTAATCGTGTCACGCGAGAGGGTGAGCGTCGGGGCCGATTCGGGGATCACCTGCGCGAGAGGGGGCGCGTTCCCCTCTGCCGGCTTTCCTGTATCGACGTTGTATCGTTGCCCATATGGTGTTGTCACAACGTCCTCAGTAATCCTAAAATGTACGCGCTTCCCGTCAGTTCGTCCAACGATATTTTTATGATGGATTATGTAATCAAGGTGAGAGACACCGCTAGAGAAAGGGATTGAGCGCGCGAGTTTCTTACGCTCCCCCTCGCTCATATCGGCCCCTCGAGCTAACTTCTTCGCGGTTGGATCCACTAGTGTCGGTTCGTCGCTCTGCTCATATGGTTTTGAGGCGTAGTATTCTAGCGACAAATCTTCTTTGTTATCTTGAATCACTGTCATCGCGAGAGCTAGTCTCTCCGCTCCTCGTTGTGTAGTCGTTAAGATCGAATCGTAGGCGCTTCTTACCTCATCCGCAAACGCTTTTATCGAGTCAAGGTCGTTGATGTCTGTTTTTTCGTTGAGCTCTCCGAGGTCAAGCTCCTCCTGCAACATCGCGAGCATCGCGAGCGCTTCGTTCTCCTCGGGTCCTACTCTGCCATAATTTGATATAGGTAAGAGCACCCCCACGCTATCCGCGTGATCGCCTCGGCGCACAAACAGAACGAGCGCCCCATCGAGCTTACTATACCCTACCCCGATACTATGACGATCATCCGAGAAACTACGCGAAGGTAAACCCCGAATAGAATCAAGAGATACGATTTTTGATTCTTTCCCCCCAAGATGGCGTATGAACGACGTGACGCTCCTATTATTGAGCACGTTGATCGCGTCACGTATGTCATTAATCTTGAAATCGAGTCTCTCCGTGAGATCTCTCCACACGACGCTCTCGGGATTCGTTGAGAGATGGTCGTAAATGTCGCGCGTTTTTCCTGTGAGCCCTCGAGTCGATGTAGTGCGTTTCTTCTTACGCGTCGCGCGTTTCTTTTTAGGCTCAGGCTCTGCGCGTTTCTGCTCACCGCCCAACCGCGCAAGACGCTCCTCGAGTCGCTTGACCTGCTTCTCGCTCCCCTTCTGTTTCGCAATCTCGATCTGAGAACGCAGTTTCTCGCGCTCAGCGCTCTCCTTCCCAGCGATGTCGTGCACCTCGTTCAGTTGACTGAGTAGATCGCTCTTGCTCACCGTAACGCTCTCGCCCTTGCGATCTCCGTCATCGATTCGATAGGTGACCTGATCACCCTTCACAGCAGTGATATGTCCGTGAAACTCAGCGCCCGCCTCAGTGTGTAGTTTGTACGCGGTTGGCTGCACAAGATGAGCCTCATGAAATGCACGTTTTCCTCGGTGCGTATGCGTCACCTTGTAGATGTATCGGTAGCGTCGTTTTCCCCCGCTCATGTACGGGATGCGCTTGATGTATCGGTGACCGCGCGCTTTGATTAAGTCGCTCACCCATGATCCAAAATTAAACAGTGTCATTTGACTCTCCTCGTTGTTGTGAACGCATTATATCACGCGACGCAGGCGACCGTCGCGCGTCACTCGAAATCCGTCAGGAACTGATATCGTATCGCATTTACAATTCGGGTGTATGGGGAAAATCGTAGCCTCCCACTCATCGCGCCCTCTCCCCACGTTCACCCCGTTCGCCTGCAACTCATCCACGCGCCACACGCGGGGGGCCCCCTCCTCGTCTGTGAGGAGACGGAGACAATGATCACACGCGTCTGAGTCGGGGATGCGCGCCACGCGTGCCCCCTCTCCATACGCCTCGACCGAGGCGATCACGCGCCCCTCATTATGTGCCCCCTGTAGCTCAGTTTGTGCGATCCTCATCCAGTTGTGCGCGTAATACTCTGAGCGATCGGCAAGCGTTCCCGCGAGTCTGCGCGCGTCTCTCCCTGTCGCGAGCTCTCTCGATGCCTCCTCTCTGATCATCTCGAGCATCTGCTGACGTTGCTCGGGAATGACCTCCTCGATGATCTGCGCCCCCTCCCAGCCCTCTGATGCTACGTTCTCAAGCTCTGCTGATAACGCGTTCCCGAGTCCTCGGATATATCCCCCCGCGCGCTCCGCGAGTCGCTGATATGCACCGCGCTCCGCTGTACTCATCCACGACGGCGGAGGTGGGGTAGGGCGCGGGTCATCGCTAGGAGGGGGCGCGGGTGCGTCCATGCCCTCAACGCGCCTCGCCTCTGCCTCTGTCCGTGTCGTCGACCGCAGATCTTCGACTCGCGCGAGCACGAGCGGGGTAAACTCCTCAATGTTGTACTCTCGGAGCTCCGCGAGGCGTTCAGGATTCTCCCCAAACACATGCCCCGCGCCCAGCAGAAACTCGACGGGGCGCATCCCCTCAATCGATAAAGCAGACTCTTCGCCGATCAAACCCGCCTCGCGTAACTCATCTATACGAGACTCAGGCAACCCCGAACCCATCACGCCAAACACATCAATTAAATATGCGTCATGATACAGCGCTGTGAGGCGCGCGGTTTCTGTGGCTAGCTCGTCGCGGGTCATGGGGTGGCTCGTCGTAGTAACGTATCAACCGCGCGGGAGAAGGAGAAGCGGGGGCTAAACGCCTTTTTTATGACACCCTCGTCACTCAGAACACTTAACAAGTTACGCATCGCGTTGTTAATTCGCTGGCGTTCTTCTCCTTGTGGGTAAATCTGCGCGTCCTCCCCGTCAGGCGTAAGTGTGGACGATTTGCCCGTTTTCTGAATCGTTTGAGTCCCTGATACTAGATATGTGTTTTGTTGCCCTCTTGTCTGTAATTCGTCCTCAATATAGGACTCGAACGCACGAGCGAACATTTCATCAACCCCGCACCAGTACCCGCGACCGTTACCCACCTCTACAGCATCCTCATGGTATCGAGTAGGAGCTTTCTCTCGGGCCTCTCTCGCGCGGTCACGCATCCTTTGCACAAGTTCAGGGTTCACGCGTTTGGGATCGAAATACTTTTGATCTTCAGGGTCCTGTTGCTTACGCATTCGCTCTCGTTTTTCTACGAGTTTATTGTACTTTTTTACGAGGTCATTATGCTCGTCTAAATACGACTGTTCAGAGCGCCCCTCGTGCATTTTATCAGCGGATAGGTACGCGGTCCGCGCCGATCTCTTCAGTGTCCGCCTTTTCTTATCATTATCGAGCATTTCTCTACCAACCGCCTCAATCTGCTCTTGTGTTGGTTTCTCGGCAGGTGAGTACATGATTGCGTTGATGACGCCCTTATATGCCTCAAGTACACGACTCGGGACTTTATTAGCGAGCGAGGGGTTATGCTCTGCATGTAATACCTGAACAGATACGAGATTCGCCCCGTTTGTGTTACCCCTCGAGTCTGCGAGCGCGTGGCTCGGTCGTTCGATCCCATAATGAGTATGTAACGCGTGATCTAACGCGTGCCCCCACTCATGCGCGAGCGACCCCGCGCCCGCCTGCCTCGTTAAATTGATAACGCGCGCTTGTGGCTCATAGTGCGCCTTTGCCCCGCCCCCTCGCCCCCGAGCTCCATACGCGAGCGCGAGGTCACCATTTAGACCCATACGATCCACGGGTACACCTAAAACACCCGCCAAATCTGTGAGCGCGCCGTAACTGTTAACGACGTGCGTATCTTGATCGGTGCGCGTCATCGATTTCCCCCACTGAATCCCGCGCAGATTCATCTGAGACTCTATCATCTCTTGTGTGACGTTAGCGGGAACAGGTGAACCACCTACGCGCTTAGCGCTACCGCTCGCCTCGCGTTTGAAGCGCCAACCCGTTTTCTTTTTTACTGCACTACGCTCAAAATACGAGGTTACTGCTGGATCATCCCACGACTTTCCCGCTAACTCTTTCGCTTTGTCAAATAGATCATTAAGCGCCTTCACTCTGAAACTAGGTGGAAACTTAAGCTCTTTATCCACATCGTGAGAGTATGCCCCACGCCTAAAGATAAGATTCATCATCGCGCTACGTTTCACCGTTGCAGATCGGCGTTTTTGGAATTCATTATCAACCGCGCGCTCAATCTTCGCTGGGTCTGTCAATCGAGAGCCGTACCGTTTAGCCACTTTTTCGACATCTGAAGCGTTGGGGGCAGTGGGTACACCCGCGAGAATTTGGGTCATGAGGTGCATCTGTCTGCGTAGTTCCTCGGGTACCTCGCCGAATTTAGAGTTTTTGTATCGCGTCTCTCCCTGATCCCTCGCGATCCTGTTCGTTAAGTCGTTCGCAGTGAGCCCTCTCGCTACATTACTTCTTTTAGTGTACGAAACGACAGCCCCCTCACGCTGATGTTGATCCGTTCTCGTGATGTCTATAATTGTATTCGGGTTTGAGCGTGCGTATGCGAGAGCCTCCTCCTCTGTATGAAAATATTTATCGGCGGTGTGGGTTTCTTTACTCGCGTCCCTCATTCCGTAGGTATAAGAGCTCTCTTTTGCATATCTCTTTTTTTCGCTCTCGTCCTCACTTAACGCACTTTTCGGAATGAGATCACCATAACGCCCAATTTCCAACGACATAATCCCGTCATGTAGCTCTCTGTTTTGATTCGCATCATCAAACGTAGTGAATACACGATCTCTTAATACAGGATCAGGGGGGAAGACGTTTAATGAAGCCAGCTCAGACCACTCATAAAGAAACGTGAGTACGTCCTGCTCGGTTTTACACGCCTCAAGGGATTTCATCACAAACGCGACCCCATCCTTATACACGAGCCCCGCGTTTTCGGTCGCTGTCTCCCCCGTTGCCGTCCATTGTAAAACGACACTCGGGTCATTTTTACCTAATTTAAACGGCGTCGCAGAGATTGAGCTGATTATCGCTTGTTTCAAAATCGACGCTGATGGTGTATTACCGCTCTCCTCCAGCGTATCGGCCTCTTCGACGATACCACGCCACCCCGTTAATTTGTCACGCGTGAACGATTTACGCATCTCAGCCGTCGTTAACTCTCGCTCACTCATCATTTTACGAGCGCCTAAAATTACCTCGCCGAGATCAGGCAACCGCCTGCGAGGGGGGGTTTTGAGTAGGCCGGTATCAACACTTGAAGAGGGCTCTTTTTCGTCGCCTGTGTCGGGGATGAGATCGGGTAAATCCTCGTCAGCCTTTTCGTCAAAAGCCTCGTCAATCTTTTCCTCGATATAAGCGTCATATTTCGCGCGACCCCTCTCCGTCACCTCATACCTTACGCCCTCGGGTGTCTCGTCTCCCTCGGCGATCAATCCGCTCTTTAAGAGTAATTCAATTTCACGCTCATATTCTCCCTCGGCGATTGTGTCGCGCCCGTCAAGCAACGCCTCGATAAACGCCATAAACGGCGACCCCCCACGTTTGTACGCTGGATGATCAATCATCAGCCCCGCCTCATCGATCAGACGATCGATTTTTGTGCGTCGCTTTTCAAGTAGTGCGATCTGTTTTTTAGTGCCTGTTTTCTGCGCTTGCTCGATGTCAGCGGTCACCCTCTCGCGTTGCTCTCTGATCTTTGTGCCCACGTCAACGCCCTGATCAATCATTCTCACGAGTTGATTGACGTGCATCGTCTCCGACTGCCCCTTACGCGGGCCGTCATCATAGGTCACGGTGATCACATCAC